GTACTAGACATGGAATACTGGGGAATTGCGTTCTTAAGAGACTTCTCTATGCATGAACTTGCTAAGACTGGTGACTCAGAGAAAAGACAACTTCTTGTTGAAGCAACTCTGGAATCTAGAAACGAAGGAGCTTCAGGCTTAGTAGCTGACTTAACTACTTCATAATAATAATAACTGTTTGGGGGAGTAACCTTTTAATCTGCTCCCCCAGCAGATTCTAAACAATTGAAGATCTGAGAAAGGGTTAAGATCGGAACAATTAAGGAACATAATGAGAACATTAAACGACTATTTTTTAACTTCTACTATCGCAGACATCAGTACAGCATCATCAACTTTTGTACCTGTACCAGATGGTGGAAAAATTATTAAAATTATAACTGCTTTACAAGGAGCTATCTCTGGTGCTAATGCAGGAATATCTTTTGAAATTGGTGGAACTGCAGTAACTGGTGGTGGCATAACTGTTGCACACTCTGGTTCAGCAGCAGGAACTGTAGACACAGCAGAACCTACAGCAGCTAATGAACTATTAGAAGATGGAACAATTGAAATGATTACTGATGGAGCATCAACTGGTGCTAAAAAATTAGTAGTAACATTTGTTATAAGAAGATAATTAATTATGGGGATGGCAACATCCCCAAACAAAAAGGAATAAAAATATGTATGGGAGTAACTACGCAATGAGACCTCTAACTACACAAAAAGTTACATCTTCTGGTTCGTCTGCACAATCATCTGCATTTAGTGCTAATATTGAATATATTAGAGTAATACCTGATGCTGATTGTCATATAGAATTTGGAGTTAATCCAACAGCAACTAATGCTAAAATTTTCTTAGAATCTAAATCTTCTGAGTGTTTTAAAGTTTCGCCTGGCGAAAAAGTAGCTGTAATTGGATCAGTAAATTTATACGTAACAGAACTATCAGAATAGTATGGGTAAAGTAAGATCAGTTGAATATGATGCTGGAGTAAAGACTAAATACATTCAAGAATCTAATGGTCAATTAACTATTAATAATTCACAGAATGTAAACCCTTTGTTAAAAAGAAACAAAGAACTTTATAATCATGATAATGGTTATATATCTGGAGCTAAAGAAATGAAAAGAGTGGCAAGTATACCACCTTTAATACTTTCTATATGGGCTAAAGAATATAATGGAACTAACAACTGGTTTCAATTACCTAAAGATATTCAAAGAAAAATAATGAAAACTAAACTTAATAGTAATGAGTTTAGATATTTTAGAACAGCTGAAGGAAATTTATAATGGCATTAACAACATTTGCAGGACTAAAAGCATCTATAGCAGATTGGTTAAATAGATCTGATTTAACTACTCAAATTGAAGATTTTATTGCTTTAGCTGAAGCTGACTTTAATGCTAAGTTAAGAATAAGACAAATGGAACAAATAGATACTATTACAATAGATTCTGAAACTGAATCTGTTCCTACTGGTTTTATTGGAGTAAGATCGTTTTATATATTATCAGCTAGTAACAAATACGTATTAGAGTATATAACTCCACATAATATGTTTGAAATTAAAGCTGGATCAACAACTGCTAGACCTAGAGTCTATACAATTGAAAGTGATAATGAAACAGAAACTTTACGTTTTGGCCCTGCCCCTGATTCTTCTTATACTGGGTACTTATCATATTATAAATCTTTTGGAGCTCTTAGCGATTCTAATACAACAAATTACATTTTAAACAAACATCCAGGAATATATTTATATGGTTCATTATACCATGCAGCAAACTTCTTAGGTGGAATAGATCCTAACCAAGTACAACAATGGTTACAGATGTATATTTCTGCTATGGAAAGATGTGAAAATAATGACAAACAAGATTCATATGGTGGAGCACCTGTTACACAAAGAACAGATGTTCAAACAGATTTATCATTTTATAGGGCTAGATAATGCAAATACCTTTTGGAGAATGGATGCCTGATCAACCAGAACATGGTATGAAAGGTGCAAACGTAGCAACTAATGTTTATCACGCAATGGGATCTTATAAAAGATTTCCATCATTAGTATCATATACAGGTACATCAACTGTAGGTAAAGATGCACATGGATCTGGTTCTTTTAGAGATAACTCTAATACAGTTTACAATTTTGTAGCTACAAAAACAGATATACATCAATTATCATCAGGAACATTTACTTCTCGTAAAGGAAGTTTAACTGGAGATGATGATGACTATTGGACATTTACACAATTTGGTCAATATGTAATTGCAAGTAATGGAGTAGATCAACCCCAATATTATTTAATGGGTACATCTACTAATTTTGCAAATCTTAATGCAATTCAAACAGCAGGTACTTGTCCTTTATTTAGAGTATCTGGAGTAGTTAGGGATTTTTTAGTTACAGGTAATATTGTAAATGCAACTAACAGAATACAATGGTCAGGTATTAATGATATTACAGTTTGGTCAGGTAAACAATCTGACTTACAAGATTTACCAGGATCTGGTGGACAAATAACTCATATTACTTCTGGAGAAGTAGGATATGTATTTAGACAAAATCAAATAGTTCGTATGGACTATGTTGGTGGAGCAACAGTATTTAGACTATCAGTTATATCACCAAATAGAGGAGCCATATTTGGAAGAACAGTATGTCAAGATAATAGACGTGTATTTTTTCTTGCAGATGATGGTTTTTATGAAATACAAGGTGATAACGTAGTACCTATTGGAGTAGAAAAAGTTAATAGATTTTTTGATCTTAATTTAAACAAAGCATTTTCTGATAGAATAGTAGCAGCAATTGATCCTTTTAATCAATTAGCTATGTGGTTGTACCCAAGCACAAATAATACTAACAATACTACAGGTATTTGTGATAGAATTATTATATATAATTATGCTACAAAAAAATGGTCTTTAGCAGAAGTTAATGCTAGTCAAATATTTTCTCAATTTGTAGGAGCATATACTGTAGAATTAATGGATATTATTTCACAAAATTTAGAAAACATTAATGCTGCATTAGATACAGATTATTGGAATGGTGGACAAATGTTTTTAGGTGGAATAGATGGAGATTTTAAAGCTGCAATCTTTTCAGGAAACTCAAATGAATGTGAAATAGAGACAGCAGAAATAGAAGCATTTCCAGGAGCTCGTACTAACATTCAAGGAGTAAGACCAATAGTAGATGCAGAAGCAACAGTTACTGTAAAAACTAGAGAAAGATTAGCAGACACAGAAACAGAGTCTAGTTCATCTTCTATGGTAGATAGTGGGATTAATCCTGTTAGACAATCAGGTAGATACATTAGAGCTAATGTTAAGATACCTGCTGGAACAAGTTTTGATCATGCACAAGGTATAGACATTGTAGCATCTAAAGCAGGATATAGATAATGACAGATTCTGTAGATATAGATAACGTAAGATATTCAATGGAAACACAAGAGTTTTTCCAAAGACAAATAGAAGAAGCAATTAACACTTTAGTTAATAAAAATAATACAGAAAGCGATAAAGCTTTCGTTTGGTTTATGGAGTAAAATTATGGCAGGAACATTTTTAGGTAAATACGATACAACAGCAGCAAACAACTCAGCTACAGGAACTAATTCAGTTTCAGTAGCAGAAGGAATGCTACCATCTAATATCAATAACGCTTTTAGAAGTGTTATGGCAGATATTAGACAGCATTATAATGCAGCTGAATGGATTGAATATGGTGATGGTGCAGGTACTTATACAGCTACTTACGCATCAGCTACATCGTTTACAATTGATGGAACAAACGTAACAGCTATTTATCATGCTGGACGTAGAGTTAAAGTTGTAGCATCAACGCCAGGCACAATATATGGTACTATATCTAGTACATCTTTTTCAACAAACACAACAGTTAATGTTACATGGGATTCAGGAAATTTATCTAGTGAAGCTATAACAAGCGTACATATTGGTGTATTATCTAAAACAAATAATTCAATACCTACAGGAATTTCTGCAACTAAAATTGCAGATGGATCAATTTCAGATACAGAATTTCAATACTTAAATGGTGTATCAAGTGCTATTCAAACTCAATTAGATGCTAAACAAGCAACTATAACTGGATCAGCTTCTACTATTGATACTGAAAGTTTAACTGCAAACAGAGCTGTTATTTCTAATGGCTCACAAAAGATTGCAGTATCAGATGTAACCGATACTGAATTAGGATATTTAGATGGAGTTACAAGTGCAGTACAAACACAAATAGATTCAAAACAAGCAACTATTACTGGTGGTGCTACTACAATTACATCATCTAATTTAACAGCATCAAAAGCATTACAATCTAATGGTTCAGGTAAAATAGAAGTTAGTGATGTAACAACAACTGAACTTGGTTATTTAGATGGCGTTACATCTGCAATCCAAACTCAGTTAGACGCAAAACAAACTAGTGATGCACAACTAACTGACATTGCTGGATTAACACCAACTGATAGTAATTTTATTGTTGGTGATGGATCAAATTTTGTAACAGAAACTGGTGCTACTGCTAGAACTTCTTTAGGACTAGGATCAATTGCAACACAAGCTGCAAACAATGTTTCAATATCTGGTGGTAGTGTTACAGGTCTTGGAGCACCTTCAGGAACTTCTGATGCTGCAACTAAAAATTATGTAGATCAAGCTATTGCTGGATTAAGAACTAGAATTATAGCTGAAGTAGCAACTACAGCTAATGTAGATTTAGCAGCAGATTTACAAAATGGTGATACTATTGATGGAGTAACTCTTGTTACTGGAGATAGAGTATTAGTTAAAGATCAATCTACAGGATCACAAAATGGATTATATACAGTAGTATCTAGTGGTACTGCAAGTAGAGATACTGAATTTGATACTATTGCAGAGCTATCAGGTCAAATGGTTGTAGTTAATCAAGGTACAGCAAATGATAATAAAATATTTTTATGTACTACAAATAATACTGCTACATTAGATTCTGATACAATTACATTTACAGTTATTACACCTGCTAATGTTGGAACAGTAACTTCAGTAGGAGTAGCAGATAGTGGATCATCAGAATTTACAGTAGCAAACTCACCAATTACTTCATCAGGAAATATTACATTAGCAGTTAATTCTATTGCTAATACTAAAATTACAGGATTAGGAACTGCATCTACAAAAACTGTTGGAACTTCTGCAAACAATGTAGTGCAATTAGATGGTTCAGCAAAATTACCTGCTGTAGATGGTAGTCAATTAACAAACATAGATGCAGCTTCAGCTGGATTTGCAATCGCTATGGCAATAGCACTTTAAGGAGAAAAAATGGCACAAAACTTTAGAAGATACACAAGCAACAATGTAGGAACAGGAGCAGCAACTTTATTTACTGCTGACAGTTATGATACAGTAGTTGGTATATCAGTTTCAAATGTAACAACATCAGCTGTTGTAGCATCTGTATATATTAATGATG